ACACACCAACTCAAAAATCTAACCCTTCCCAATATTCAAAATCCCACTAAAACCAAGCAAAATCCCAATTTCCCCATTCCAAATCACTTATCGTACCCCATATCGTCAAAACCAAACAAAATCAATACTTTTAGCCCTGTCAAACCCTATTTTTCAAAAATTCATATTTCTAAAATCCATCTAAAAAATTAAAAACTACCTATTATATAAGGCAAAATTCGATAACACTTTTTGTATTAAAAATTTACTACTTCACACCTTTAAAATTTTAACCTTCTATTATCATATCTATTATCACCACAGGGGGGTACTCAAAAACTACACACAAAACCACTCCAATAAGAGAATAACTATATAACCAATATAAAAAATAATTATTCACCTTAAAGGAGAACTCACAAATGAATACATATTTAATACCAACAACGGCAGCATATTGTTATGAACCTTATGATCATATTTATCTTGTATATGCCAACACACCACTAGAAGCATATAAAAAAGCACAAACAGATTTACAAGGAGAATATATACCACAAGAATCTCAAAAATATGAATCATATCCATTTGAATTATATAAACCTAACGACACTGCTACTTTCCCATTTCCAGAATCCCAAAAATATGATATACTTACAGAAGCGTTTAAAAATACAAAAGGAGCTGAATATATGTCATATTTTCAAGTAAACTGGAATGATTATATAGAAGATATACTTAAACTAGCAGATGAAGAAATTTGGTCTAATGAAACATATCCTAATAACAAAATTCTTACAAATTATATGGTTCACACATATAAAAAATTATCTTCTGAAAAAAATATAATCATAAATAATGAATATGCATTATTTAATACAGGACTTTTTACAAAATTTTATCAGCCCATATATGCATACCAAGATAAGAACGGATTAAAATTTCTCACATCATATGAGTTAGGAAATATGAACATCTCAGAACGTCCGTCAAGGGCTAATTATTTTAAAGATCCATCATTATTACTATTTGATTGGCATTATGAGATCAATATTAATTACAAACATATATTAAAAGACATTAATAATATTAAACGAATTCCTAAAAAGTTAAAGAATAGTAAAAACATCCTTAATAATCTTAATGGTTCAATTGAAACTATGAAAAAACGAGTATCAGCAAATTATAAATTAGCAATTCCTCAATATTATGAAAATAAAATCCAATTGTTGCTTCCACTCTGTTTAGAAGATGACACTACTCCATCATTGGCATTGACAGTAACAAAAGTTGGAAATTATTATCAAGGTCACACATGTTTAACACTTGACATGGCATATAATAACGCTCGTCTTATAGCTAAACCAGAGTCTGGTTGGTTATATTCTAAATAAAAATTAATTATTTTAAGGCAGATTGATTACTCAGTCTGTCTTATTTTATACCAAAATATACCACAACACTCTCTGACACTGATATTAGCCAAAATAAGCCATTTTAATTCTTACCCTAGCAACTCTCCATTAACACAATAAAAATCGTTTTTAGGGCGTTTTACAACGTCAAATAAAAGAGAATTGAACCATACATTTGTACAATATCATCAATTCCACGACTATATCAATTTGCAATTCTATACATATTTACCAACTATCAATCAGAATATCACCCAAATATCTTATGCGACAGCATAAAAATAGTCCCTTGATAGGGACGGTATTTCTGACATTAGGAAGAAATAATTTTTGGTAGATTAACTCAAATGCAGCTAATAAAAAAGGACTACAGCCAAAGCCATAGTCCAATAAACCAATACTTGATCAATAGAAATATATATTTATTTTTTGGATATCATATTTATCTTTAAAATTCAAATTATATCCATCTTTCTTTTTTACTTTTTCATTAGCAGGGACATATACATAACCAGTAACTACTCTCGTTAATTCTCCACTACTATTATAACATAACGCAGAATATTTTGCAGATTTAACGGTTGGTGAAGTAAAAACAATATCTCTATATATCCAACCATTATCAATATATGGATCGGAAATATTATATTCTATATCAATAGAATCAGTTTTTCTTACACTATTCAAAGATATCTTTAACTGTTCGTCATATTGTATTGGATTATTAAAATCTATTAAACCCTTATCATATTCCATTAATGCAATAATATAAGTATTTTTATTTACTATATAATCATTTGTGTTTTGTCTAATATAAAATCCATCCTTATCGTATTGTTTAATAGAAATATTAACATTGACAGTAACATCATTATTGTTTACAATTTTGATCATTTTATTATACTGTCCCGAATATGCATTTTCAGGAATATCAATCAACTCATAACTCACATGATTTTTCAAAGCATCTTTGACAATAACATTACATACATATTTTTTATTTTTGTATTTAACGGTTATTTTAGCCTTACCTTTTTTCAATGCTTTTATATTTCCAATCTCATTGACTTTGGCAACATTTTTATTTGATGATTTCCATTTTAAATCTAAAACCTGACTTTTACCATCGTACAAATCCAGACAATAATTTTCACCAACATATAAGATTACTTTCGTTTTACTCAGTTTAATTTTCTTAGCAGCGTAAACATTTTGTGGTGAGATTTGAATTACACTGATTAACATTGCAAAACATAATACAAGCTTAATTACATTTTTCATTTTATTCAATTTCTTCATAAACAATTCCTCCTTTAAAATTAGATACATTTATATTACTACCATAGAAATAATTCTGCAACGAAATTCAAACAAAAAGAGAATATTATATTAAGCCATCAATCTCATCAATCAGCGCACAAAACAAAAAAGGAGGAATTAAATATGATACAAGAAAACGAAATACCAAAATATCTAAAGTCAACAGAAAGCAATATCTCAAAGAGTAACCGTAAATCAAAGCACAAACATCATTATAATGCCTGATTCAAAACAAATCCATATTTACAGGAAAGACTTGTCTTAATACAGGTTTATATACTTACTGTACTATTTGTGGAAAAATAAATGAGCGATTCAAGGAAAACAAATCTATTGTAAAAGATTATATCAGAGAAGTTAATTCACCAATAGGCAAATACAAATGCTACTCTCGTATTTCTGATGATGAATTATATAAAAAGTACCATGACAAATTACCAGTATTCTTTGTAGAGGATATTTACAAAGATAAGTATGTTGATTTGAAACAGAGTGATGAATGAAGAGAGAATATATTTGTATAAGCTGCTCTTTTATTGCCTACGGCGTTGTTGGTCATTCGTTGCAAGCAACGAACGCCCTTGTGTCCGTTCTTACGAACGTCCACAAATATAATCTTATATATTTTATCATTTTTTATATATGTTTCTATAAGGGATATATGCTGAAACCCTTGAAAAATAAGGGATTTTTATTAATTTTATCAGTTTTAAGAAATAAGC